CGAGGCGTGGCGGTCGCAGGGACGCTATTATTGGGTAGATGACACCGCTGCTGAAAGCATCACCCACTGGATGCCCCTCCCCACCCCACCGCAGGAGACGAGCGATGGGTGATATTGTGGAGAGGTTGCGCCGCCGTGTTGACCACCGGATTGACATGGAGGCGTCTCATACCAAGACGCTTGAATGGCAAGCCGCCGACGAGATCACCCGGCTGCGGGCGGCGCTGCGGGACGTTCATGCAGCCGCAGGAAGCAATCACCTGATTGCCAACATCGCCCGCGCCGCGATGGGAGGCAGCGATGACTGACCCTATCGCCAAGATGAAGCGCATGAAAGAAGCCCGCTTCAATGCACTGCCGAAGTCCATACAGGAAGTCATCCTTGCCAACCGCCGGATGTATGCCGAGTGGTGGCTGGCTTACGTTGAGAAGAACGGCAAATTCCCACCTGAGTACGGGACAGCGAAGGTACGCAGCGATGAGTGACGATCTGCGCGAGAGGGTGGCGAGGAGGTTGGCCCTTGATACGGAGGGAAGCGACGAATGGTGGACGCTGTACATGCGCCGCGCTGACGCCGCCATAGCCATCATCCGCCCGCACATACGCAACGAGACGCTGGAAGAGGCGGCGAGGGTGGCGGATGACGAAGCTGGTCACTGCGAAGACACCGGCAGTGCGCCCTCCGACTTCGGCAACGCAGGCCGCAATGATGCTGCACAAACTATAGCCGCCGCCATCCGCGCCCTTAAGGATAAGCCGTGAACCTACCGCCCGCGCTGGGAGGCAGCGATGAGTGACATTGTGGAGAGACTACGGAAGTGGTCCGTCTTCGGATACGGCTATGAAGCCTCATGCGACATGAAGGAGGCAGCCACCGCGATTGAGGCGCAGCGTGCAAACATGGCGAACGCCGCACGGCTTCTCAGTGAGCAGACCGCCGAAATCACCCGGCTGCGGGCGGCGCTGGAACAAGCGAAATTATATCTCGAGAGGGACGAAGTGGCGCATGGCTGTGAGTTCGGGACAGGCAATGCCATTCGCGCAGCCCTACAGCAGGAGGAGAAGTGATGACTGAATTCTTCAAGCACCAAAAAGAAGTGTTTGATAGATCCGTAAACAAACCGTACTGGGCCTTATTTATGGATGCTGGCACAGGCAAAACACTGGTATCTATTCGTACTGCAGAGTACTGGTTCACTAATCAAGATATTGATGCAGTGATTGTTTTTTGCCCTAAATCATTGATTGGTACTTGGTCAGATTATGAATTGGCAAAGCACTCTGAAGTGCTGTATAACACTTATAAGTGGGATCCAGCTAAGCCAAATAAAGAAGACTTTGCAAAAAAGCTTAAAGATAAATCTAAGCTCTTTTATTTTATAGTTAATCATGATGCATTTGCTAGTGATAAGATTGTACCTTTTCTAAATGCTATTGTAAAGCATACTAAATTTGGCGTTATTTATGACGAAAGTACGGCTATTAAAAATATAAGCACTGATCGTACCCAGCAAGCTACAGCAGTAGCTAGACATGCTCAATTTAGGCGTATCTTAACAGGTACTCCAATTGTACAGTCACCTTTAGATGTATTTAGTCAAACAGAGTTCTTAGAGAAAGGTGCTCTGGGCTTTAAAAACTTCTATGGCTTTAAAACTAGGTATGCTATTATAAAGCGTGCTACCTTTGGGCCTAGGTCCTTTGACGTTATTGAAGGATACCGTGATCTGGATGATCTTAGACAAAAGCTTGAACAGTTTTCATCCTTTGTTAAGCTTGAAGACTGCGTTGATTTGCCTGACCAAGTATTTAAGCAGATAGAAATTGAGCTTACTAAAGAACAATCTGTGGCCTATGAAGAACTGCGTGATAAAGCCCTTTTGTACATTGAAGAGCATGAGATCACAGCAGTTAATGCATTAGCTATGCTCACTAGGCTACAGCAGATAGTTGCTGGTCAGCTTAAAACGCCAGATGGTAGTTATGTATCACTAAAAAACAATAGACTAACGGCGCTTAAAGAGCTGGTTGAAAGTACTACTGAGCCTTTTATTGTGTGGTCTACATTTGTGAACACATCTATTGATATACTAAAAACGCTAAGTCTCAATGCTCTAACCTTTACGTCAAATACCAATCCAGAGCAAAGAAACGATGTTATTAATGCCTGGCGTGGCGGTTCAGCTCAGGTACTAGTTCTTAATCCACAAAGTGCAGGGCATGGGTTGACACTTAATGAAGCTAAGCAGTCTGTGTTTTATAATGGCTTCTTTAACCTAGAATGGCGCCTTCAAGCCTTGCGCCGTAATTATCGTATTGGGCAAACCTCTAAAACAGTTGTTAATGATTTTATTACGCGTGGTACAGTAGAAGAAAAGGCGTATGCCGCTTTAAACGCTAAAGAAGACTTAGCTAAGAAAGTGACTTCTAAAGATGCCCTATTGCAAATACTGTCTAAATGACCACCCTTTAGAGTACATGACTAGCCCTAAGACTTGCAAAGACTGTAGGAAAAAGCAGTTAGATGATGCGGCTAAGCGGGGTAAAAGAAATAGAAGTTCTAGACGTAGTAAAATTAGAAACAGTGTCAGTCACTATTTTAAAAACAAACGAATTAAACATAAGCCATTTCCAGGAGATGAAAAGAAACTAGCAGCTATCTTAGTAAGCGTTTTGAAGGCCAACAAGTACAAAAAAGGCTTTCTAAGTGTAGATCACATTATACCAGTGACGCATCCTTACGTATCAGGCCTCTCAGTATCCTGGAACTTACAAATACTACCCTCCAAAGATAATGAAAGTAAGGGCAACTATTGTAACTTGGACCTAGAATCTAGGCTATTGTTTGAATGGATCAAATCCAAAGGACTTTAGTATAATGCGTTATTGGCATAGCTAGGTTGCGCAATTGGCAATTTACAAGAATAGCAAAAGATGATATGATATTTATGTTAACTGGAGAATATCATCTGTGCAATGTATCAAGTGTGGTGATGATATAGACGATCGTCGAGCAGATTTAGGCATTAAACTGTGCCTTAACTGCGGAGAAGCTGCTGCAATTGCTGCTCGTAAAAAGTGGACAATTGCTCCTATGCATAAATCAAACTATATGCTAGTAACTAATCGTGCTGATCTTATTGGCATGAATAACAAAGAAGGTCAAAACAGAACATGATTAAAAATTCACGCAATCTTACGTTAGCTAGAGTGCTAGATATTACAAAAGCACTCTCTGAGCTTTATTTGCTAGTAGAAAAAGATCCTATTGCGCTTAAGCTATTTGAAAAAGGCGTAGAAACCACAGGTGCTTTGTCCTGTAGTCTTGACGAGCTTATTGCAGAATGGCAAACAGTTGCAAACAATATTCAGCTAGACACTCAAAGTCTTTATGAAAGCTGGTCTCGTTCAGCTAAGCTTTTTAAAGATGTTGATAGAAAAACTACAAATACTAGCCATTTTGAAGACATGGAAGTAGAGCCTTACGATATTGTTTTTGAAGACAATAGTTATATTGAAACACTTTTTGAAATGGTTGACAATAAACCAAAAATGCGTTTTAGTATTGCTATAGGCGCTGACAATATGATTTTTACAGATCTTGATGAAGCTAAAAGGTATCTTTGGGAAGATCACTCTAAGTATAACTATGGAGTTTAAAATGCTAGGTATAACCCAAGTTTTTGTGCTTACAGGTGTAAATGGATCTGACTTTAACGAAGATGATATTGTAGTAGTTGGCACTTCACGTGAAGCTGCTATGAAGCAGTTTGATAAAGTGATTAAAGAGCGCTGGGACAATATCCTTAATGAAGATGATCGTGATTTCTATAAGACTATAGAAAATTACGATGACTCTTGGAATAAAAGCTTCACTGTATGTGGGTTGTTCTCATGAAGCACTCTGTTCTTAACAATATCAAAGAAGCCGCTGTGCGAGCTCAAGTTAAAATTGAACGCATTGTTCAAGGAGGCAAGCATATTAAAGTACAAGTACGTGGAACAAAGTCAGGTACTGTGTTTGTTAGTGTTTCAGCATCAGACTACAGAGCCTTTCAAAATGTGACAACAGATATGAGAAAGGTAGGTTATAATAATGGTTAAACCAATGGAAAATAAAACTGAGGAAATGAAAAATGCAATTGAAGCAGCTTTTCCAGGGACTAAAGCAGCTATCGCCTGTAACCTTTGCCCAAGCTGTAAAAAGCCTGTGGGCAAATTTAGGGATAAACTCTCCCTCAAAGAATATGGCATCTCTGGAATGTGCCAAGATTGTCAAGATTCAGTATGGGGGAAATGAGATAGTCATTGGTATGAAGCCTAATTATCAATCTGTATTCAGCGACTTTGATTATGACTACATTGAGCTTGGCAAGCAGCTTGGAGAAAAGTGGATTGACTACACTTGGAAAAATGACACAAATCCTCGCTTTAGTATCCAAGTCAAAGAAGAACCAGATACTTGGTACAATCTTTGGTTTGATTATGATGACCCTAACTTGAGTGAGCACAAAGAAGCTAGGCTAGAAGGCACTATGTTTAAATTTATGTTGTGTGATGAGTATGGACAAGAAATATTTGATACTAACAATTGGGAGGAAATGAAAACAGCTATATTAGAAAATAATGTTGTTCAGTCTTATTACGATAATGAGCAGGAAAGAAGGGCTACAGACGTAGATGGTTGAGTGGGATTTGCTAAAAGCAATTAAGATGTGGAACTCAGGCTCCTCTGCCTTAATTATTGCTAGACACTTTGGTATAACAAAAAATGCTGTAATTGGTAGAATACATAGAGCCCGATACAATGGGCACTATGTGTTAATGAAAGCTAATCCCACAAAGCCTAGAGTATTAAAGCCTAGACAGTCTAAAGCAGTAAAGCCTTTACAGTCTAAAGCAGTAAAGCCTTTACTAACCCTTGTTACAAAGGATAAGCCTGTGAAAGAGGGATTAGCTATCTATGATTTAGAATTTGGTCAATGCAAATATTCTACAAGTGAGTCTTCTACAGGTGAATATTTGTTCTGTGGCAAACCTACACCAAGAACATATTGTGATGAGCATCATGTGCTATGTCACAAAAAAGAAGAGCGTAAAGAACAAGTTTCAAAGCGTGATTATAAAAATAAGTATTTAAGGACGTACTAATTAGTTAGGCCCCAGGGCACATAACCTTGGGGCCTTTTATTATTTGGGAATGAACTTACGACCGGTTATTGTAGTTTTACTGGGGTCATTAATTACGTAATTGTACGCTAGCTTAGGATCGTTGTATATCTTCCATAGCTTCTCAGCTATATCATCTGGTGACGTCATATCCATAAGCTTCTTATTGAGCATATTGATTTTAGTCTGCATTTCACTGAGCTTATCAAAGTTACTGTCAGTGATATCCATTGACATGAACTTATCTTCAAGCTTTTTAATAGCATCTTCAACTCCAGCACGGGTCCTTTCAACTGTGCCAGAAGGCTGAGAGTCTACGTCAGCCAAAGACTCAAAAAGCTTCTTTACATCATCACGGTACCTGGGCCCATTTTCATGACGTGCAATCCATTTTTGGCCAAGTATTCCCTGGTCTTTAATAAGGTCCATGTGCTCATTGATATACGGACCTTGCAGAAGCTTGGACATAGACTCTTTAGGTATAAAATACGGATCATCCAAAAACTTTTGACGATACCAATCACGCACATTCTGATCAATAGCAGAGCCCTTACTTACTCCACTCCAAGCATACTTTTCTCTATCCTGGGCGCTAATAGGCATATTTTTAAGCCACTCATCTACCCCCTTAATAATCTTGTCATCCTGATACTGTAAAGGCAGATGCATATTAATAAAATTATCAGGGCTATCATGTACTTTAAAATCATAAATATAGCCACCAGGCGCAACCATTAAAGAGTCTTTGCCCTTTAGCGTATTCAAAAAGTTTTCAATTTCAGGATTAAATTTATCTAATTCAACAGAGCCTGTTTGATTAAAGTTATTATCATACACGGCTACAGATGTTTTAGCTTTCTTTTTAGCATCATCCAAAATATCTATAATATATGAGTCTACAGACTTAGGCTTACCTGACTGATTGTTAAGGTAAATCATCTGCTCAAGCTTATCTAAAGCTTTTAGCTTATCATCTAAATTAGGATCAATAGAATCATGAGTACTTTTAAGGTACGAGTAAAATTCGTTTATAGGCGTATCACCAATAGTAATAGTCGGATCTACGTCTGAACCCATATGAGCATAGGAAGTAGCTACTCCTTTAGCTTTAGGTTCTGTGGCATAAATACCCTTACCTTCGTAATTGGTACCTTCACCAGTTAGCACTTTACCCAAGTCAAAGCGCCCATAGGTTTCATTTCCTACAGGCGCAAACTTATGCTTAGTACCCTGTATCAAGTCAAATTCTTTAGCTGGGTTCTTTCCAGGTAAAAAGCCTGTTAGAAGGCCGGCAATGCCCATCCCTGCTTCCCAGGGATTTTGATTAATTACACCCTGGCCTAGAGTTTTACTGGCATCTAACGTATCTTCAATAGCTTGTCCAGGAGAAAAGCCACTCAGAAAGCTAAGCGTATCAAGTATAGGCTGCTGGTGCGGGCCCAGCAAATAGTCTCCCCAATCATTGGCAGAGTCATATACTTTTTGCTGCCATATCCTATTGTCTACTGGCAGAGCAGTAGCAAAAGAGCCGTCAATAGGCACAGACGGTTTCTTTGGAACCTTTGCTCTTGGTGCTGGCATTACTTATCTTCTCCCATTCCAGGAACAAGGCCCAAGCTGCCGTAGCCTGTGTTCTTACCAACAAGCTTTTTAAAGTTACGCTTAGCGCTTCCAGCCCTACGTGCAATAGTACCTACGGCCCTGGGGCTAGCAGCAGCCAACATAGGAATAATTGCAGATAAAAGGACAGGATTTGTGACTGCGGATGACCCAGCCAAAATGGCTGTAGCCAATCCAACGTCACGGGCTACGTCAAAGGCACGAGCGTTAGGTGTCAAAGGGCTAGTTGATTTGCCAACCTTATACGCAGCCTTACGAATATCAAACAGATCCATAAGTTTCTTGAAGTTAGGGTCTGCTTCAGATCCAACTTTCTTAATCACATCATGTACATTTTTAACATGCATACCACCTGTAGACTTTTCAGCTGCGGGAGGAACACGTGTCTCTTCAATGTATCCAGCCAAGTCATCCAAGTTATTACGATTAAAGGTCGTAGCATCCACTTTAGATGTATAAGCTTTGTCAAATAGCTTGTTAACAATAGCCTGGTCCTGGGGATCTAGGGCCTTGTGTCCACTAGAAGTAGTAGTCCTACCAAACACATCAACAAGAGACTCCTCAATCTGATCAGTCTTAGGTACTGGCACTCCTTCAAGCTTGGTCCTGGTCTTATCAATAGCATCAATTAATTTAGTCGGAGCCTTGTTGCCCTGAATGTCTTTGATTGCTTTAGCGCCCAGCGAAGACTCTGATGCCAATTTATAGATGGTAGATAGATCCCCATAGGGTACTTTTGAGAGCAAATTAGATAAAAGACCCATGGACTTAGGCACAGCGTGCTTAAGTACAGCCTCAGCGCCAGCAGCAAGACTTGCACCTGTTTCAGCATTATCTTGGACATCTTTACCTTTTATAGCAGCTTCAGTGCCTGCAAGAGTAGCACCTTCACTAGCCGTGATTCCAAGACTAGTAAGTGCCTTTAGAACGCCTGAGCCTACTGGTCTAATATAGTTAGCCCCAGCACCAACAGCTCTAGTAATAGGTGATGCAATCATGCCTCCAACTTCAGCAATCTGACCAGGAATACCTGAACGTAGCATAGCATCCTTAGTTGCTGCTTCAGCCTCAGGTCCTAGCAGCTTGTCTACACCGCCAAAGGTGATGCCAGAAGCTCCCATACGTGCAAGATCATCTGCGGCTATGCCAATCTTGCTATACCATGGCAACTTATTAAATTCACGCATAAGTACACCAGTACGGATATCATCAGGATTTACATCCTGTTTCCACTGCCCACCTTCGGCTTCTTTTTTACGTGCATCATTGTTCTGAGAACTAGAGCGCATAGTAACTAGGCCATTGGGCTTAGTTTCTTTTCCTTTATAGCGAAGCTCTACAAGGCCCATGTTTATTCTCCAGTAAACTTCAGATGAGCATCTACACCGTACATATCGTCAAATTCTTTTTTGTTTTCTTCGGTAGGATATTTACGCAGGTTCTTAATATCTTCTGCATAATTCTCATTACGTTCTTTAATCTTACTATACAACTCTTCAACCCTTGCAAGATTATCAGGGAAGTTTGTGCTAGTCTGGTCAAGAGATGCAATAGTAGCATGCAGCATCTCAAGTTCCTGAACAGCAACCTGACCCAAAGCACCACCAGTTGGTGAAGCTTCGCGCATTTTCTGAAGAGCATCAAAGCCAATATTAGCTTTAATGGTATTCACGGCATTAAAGATAGCGCGAGCATTACCTGTATAATCACTATCACCAACAAAGCTAGACATCCAAGAGCCAGTGCCAGTGGCAGGTAGCCAGTCAGCATTCTTGGGGTCCATAGCATCTTTAGCCTGCTTAATGGCATTCAAAACATCATCTGCTGTCTGAGTACGACTATTTGCAGCATTAATAGTAGTTTCAGATGTAGTAGCTCTTGTGTTCCTAGCTTTAATATCTGCATCACTCTTTTTAGTTTCAGCTTCTGAAGTAGCTGCGTCTGCCGTCTGCTTATCAACACGTGCCTTCAAAATCTTCTGATAAGCTTCAGCTGCAGCGCCAAGAGCCAAGTTCTTATCGGGATCTTTACCATCCTGCATAGAAGCAGACAGAGTCTGAATAAATGCAGATTTAAGGATAGAAGCTTCAGTCTGAGTCAGGTCAGGGTCATCAAAGTACTTACTAAAGGCAGCTAGCTCACTAGACGAAGCAGGACCAGCATCGCCCTGTTCCTGTGGCGTTTCATTAGCAGCAGGAGGCTGAGTAAGACCTGGTATCACTTCCGGAGTGGGATTTACACTTCCAGGCATAGGCGTTGGAATAGGCTGCGGGCCAGAAGGCACAGCAGGTGTTTCAGACTTAACATCTATACCAGTTTGCTGGAAGAAACTGTCAGCAATAAGGTTAGCCTCTTCCCTACGTCCTTTGCGCAAAGCTTCTTCATAAGCTTGCCTAGCTTTAAGTTTCTCTGCTTCAAGTCTAGCTTCATTATTCTGCACATCAAAATCATGCTGCTGAGCGTCTTCTGCTCTAGTATCAGCACGGTTCCAGCCTTCACGCTGAATATTTGCATTAAAATTACGATCCTCAACCTGATCAGCACGATTGCGAGTATAACGCTTAGTTTCAAAGGTATCCTGAATAGTACCCTTACCATACTCATCTATAAGATCAGGATTAGCCCTGATGATTTCAGCAACAGCGGGGTTAGAAAGCTGAAGCTTGTCAGCAAGCCTATCAGCCTTCTCTTGCTTAAGCCTACGCTCTTCATCAAGCTTAGCCTGCTCATCAGACTTTTCTTTAGCCCTAGCCAAAAGAGCCAAGCTGGGACGAGAGATGTCAGGATTTTCAATGGTCCTAAGAGCTTCGGCAGCGGCCATTAACCTAATACCAAAAGGCACACCGCCGTAGCCAAGCTTGCTTATAAGGCCTGGCTGAGCTTCTCCATTGGCCCCAGCTTTATTTCCAGAGATAAAGTCAAACAGACCCATTTTATCGTTTCCTATCTAAATTACCAGGGAAGCAACGAGCCAACAGCCTGGGTGCCACCAAGTACCATATCCCAGGTACTAGGCCCAGGCGTTGTAGTCGAACCCTTAGTTGACCCAGCACTACCAGTATTAGTGCTTCCAAGTGCACCAGTCATAGTGTTAAGTGAGTTCTGTGGAGCACCACTCCAGCCGGCGTACTGAGCCTTACTAGCATCAATAAGCTGCTGCATAAGCTGCTGCTGCATAGAGCCAGACATGAGCTGATTATTGTTCAGCGTATTACCAAACCCAAAACCCATATTTGCCAAGTTGCTAAGAGCACCAAGGCCCGTCTGGAAGCCACCCATACCAAGGCTTGAAAGGCCTCCAGCACCAGACTGTGACATTCCATAACGCATATTCTGATTTGCACTATCTGCCTGCAGCTTACGAGCAAGGTCAGAGGTTGCCATGCCTTGTGCATTATTAAAGTTTGCACTGTTCAAAGCAGCTAGAGTCTTGGCTCGGATATCATCATAATTTCTTATGTTATTAGACTGCTGAACCTGCATACGATCACCACCAAAGGCCCTAGCAGCTGTAGCCTGGTCCCTAATGCCCTGATCAGAGATCTGCTGCTGCCTACGGAGCTCATCCATAGTAGCATTAGTGACATCCTGATTAAATGGATTCATATATCCACTCAGACTAACCTGGGGCAATGACATAGTACTAATGTCAGAAGGAGTCATGCCAGCAAACTGAGAAAAAAGATTGCCAGCTTGATTAGCGTAATTACCACCAGTGGCCAAAGCAGTACTAGCACCAGTGGTAGCTTCTCCAAGAGCCCCAGAGGATTGCTGCGGAAGCGCCATGCCATTGTAGTTAGTAGGGCCCTTCATTACTGGCCTCCATTAATAAATTTCATGATTTCAGCTGGTCCTTTTGAACCAGAGGCAGAAGGACTGTCGCCCATGCTGGAAAGCTTACCAGCCATTAGGTCAAAGAGACCACTACCATTAATCAAGTTGTTAAGACCACCAAGTGAGCCCTGACCTTTATTACGACCATTAGGCGTACCACTTCCGCCACTACCACCAAGTATACCAGGCCTACCAATACCAGCAGAAGCTCCATTACCACCAGTAATAGCACTCATTAAGCTATTAAACTGAGGATCAAGCTTTTCCTGGAAGGCAGTAGACTGACTAGGGCTAAACGACTGGCCCTGATTAATCTTGTTAAACTGAGACAAAAAATCATACATCCCAGGGTATTTGGCCTTTAAAGCTTCCATAGACTGCTCAAAGCCTGGGAAACTTGAATATCCCTTTACGCCACCTGCAAAGGTCTGCGCTTCAGGAAGATAGCTAGCACCGCCACTGGTAGGCATACCAAATGCTGCAGACATATTGTCAATGCCCTGCATACCAGCCTTAGAGGCATCAGAAAGAGCTGCAACGTCAGGGCCCATATAAGGCACATAACCACCAGAGGCAACTTCATTGCCCTTAGCAATAACATCCTTAGCTGCATCTTCATACCACGCAGGCAGTTTAGTTTCCTGCTTAGTCTTAGTCTTTTTGCCGTCACCGCTCATTGCATAAGCTCCTTATGTGCAGTTATATCCTTTGTAAGCCAAACCTGGGATTCATTCCAACCATGCTTGGCCAAAGACCTTTTAAAACCTTTACGGCAAAGCGTGGTCATCTTAGTAGCACCTACACAAGTAGCTCCCCAGGCAGCTACATGATTATACAACTCCAACAAACCTTCAGTAGTTCCAGCACCTAGAAAAACATGCATAGTAACTTCTTTAGGATACTTTCTTACCTCAATAACTGCACACGAGGTATTATTCCAAAAGAACAGCATCTGTTCACTTTTGACAAGATCAAAGACATGCTGAAAGGTAAAACCTTCACCCTGTTGCCGATCAAGAGCAGATTGTATAAGGCCTTCGTGCTGCACTAATGCAGTCAAAACGCCAAGCATAATTTTAGCTTCCATCATGGTTCTAGGACCTTTATTCTTTCTTCTAGTTCATTAAGCTTTTGCTGTATAGCTTTAAAGTTTGCCTCAATTTCTCTATTTCGTAGTCGCTCAGACTCTACATCGTATGTGTGTCTAGGCTGTGGTAATATAATTTTTTTTGACATTAGCGCCTACCTACTGGCTTAACAACTAGCCTAGCTTTGCCAAATCCCCAGCGTCCACTAGTTACTTCAGTAATTTTCATAGCCAACTGCCTAGTTTTAAATCTAAGCGTAGTATACCCACGAGGGTTAAGCACTACTGGACCATAAATTGTCTCTGAACCCTGAGGCGCTCGAGCTAGCTTAAATTCTACCTCATAAGGAAGCTCTTCTGAATAGTCCTCGTCGTCAAGGGACAATGTGTCTGTAAAAATCTTTTTAACAGCTGTATTTACACCACCATTGCTAAGCTCAAGCGCGCCAGTTTCAGCGTACACATCACGAGCAGAGCCGTCATCTGTCCAACCACGTTCATGCTCATAAATAGCCAGATTATTAGCTAGCACTGGCTTAGAAGTCCAGACAGGATTAAGCCAGGCAGTACGCGTCAGAATACCTTTGCTCCACCACTGCATTTCAGCAGAATAATGGAAGTTAACAAAGCGGCTAGCTTCAACTTCACCTGCCGCAGGGAAGAAGAACCACACTTCCTGCACCGCTTCATTAATGCCCATAAAACAAGCTTTAGGTTCGTCCAAATTGCCCTTGTGAAAGACAAAATCTGACACTGAGCAGGGTATTTTAGTAATACCTCCATTAAACATCCAGAAGGAATGCTGCCCTGCAAAAACAGCCCCATTAGGCAGAGTAGACACGGCACGAGGAGAAACTACGCCAGTCTCATCACTAATGAGCCTAGGAGCATAATAATTAGGAGGACCAATGTACTCAATCAAATGCACATCGCAGTCCGTAAGCACCAGCACACCCTGTGGTACTTTAGTGGCAGAGAGAATGCTACCAGACGTATCAAGTTCAAAACCACCAGCTGAGTTAGTATCAGTAGCAGTCCAGTCACTAATATCCTCTCTAGCACACCACTTTACTCGGCGAGGGTTACCTGCACCGCCCATAAGCATAACGTGGCGCTCGTCTGTAACAATGCACAAACGATTAGCAATAGGCGCATCAGTTACAACAGTAAACTTTGTAGTAGGATCTGAAGGTAGCCACTGCCACAGACGTCCATCCGTGTTATGCACACCAATTAGATTTTCACCCCAGTTGTCAAAGGTCCAGTAGCCGTAACCAAACTTAGTGTCAACGCCACCACTAGAATTATTAGAACTATCAAGACCAAAGCGTCCAATACCAAATGATCCAGAGCCAAAACCTGTAGCTCCAGACGGTGCAGTGCTAAGACCTGAAGGAGTAATATCCCAAGTAGTACCATCCGTAATCTTCCTAACTATAGCTTTGTCAAGCGTACCAAAGGCAACATAAGCTACAGCTGAATTGTTAGTCCAAGAATACATATCCCGAACTGGGTTTGCAGGTCCTGAAATGTCATAAAGCTTCTGCCAACCGCCAATAGGTTCAAGAACACCAGTTTCAGACCAACGCACAAGATTGCCATCCCACCATGACATATTAGCCATATAGCGAGAGACATCAGAATTAAGCCCAGGAGGCATTACAAGAGGCAGTGGAGTAGCTTCTTCGTTCATGGCAAAACCTTAAGAAGAATTTGATCGTTGGCCCTTACCATCTGATTCCTGAAATCTTCAACAGCTGCGCCTGTCTGGCGCTGTTGCTGCGAATTTTCAATAAGCAAAATGGGAAGCCATACAATAGCACAACCCCATTCGTCAACAGGCTGCCCAGTCTGTGGATTAGTTCCACGAACCTGGGTAAACCAAGAGCACTGTATCCCTTTACAGTCTCCTTTGACTAAGGGACAAAATGTACCAGGCTTGATTTGCATTATTAATCCTTAGTAGCAATAATAAGATCAACATACTTAACAGTAAAATCACCAATAATACCAACAGTATGATTATGTGAAGTGCCTGTAAACGTATGTGTATGAGGTTGACCACCACCTTCAAAAGAAGTGCCAAAAGCAGAGGAACCACCCGCTGTATTCACAAGATAACCTGAACCAGAACCACCAACCTGGAAATTATGAGAGTGACTTGGAATCTGTGCAATAGTTAGAGTAGTGTTACCAACAGTACCACTAGCCGTAGTAGAACCAGTGCTACCAGTAATAGTTCTAGAAGTAAAAGCGCTAGTGAAATCCATAGTACCACCAGAACCAGCAGTACCTGAAACAACTCTGAGAGCCTTATTATCGTGTGTAGTATCTTTTGTCCAACCAGTAGGTGCATTTGTCTGCTGAAACAACATCTTTGTTCCAGAAGGGAAAATGACACCTGATGCAAGCTTAGCAGACGTTATTGCGCCATCTGCAATTTTTGCAGCAGTTACAGCACCATCGGCAATCTTACCAGTAGTAACATTAACATCAGTAATCTGAGCTGTACCCACAGCATTAAGTACAGCAAGAGCACCTAGCCCCAAGGCCGTACGCGCACCAGCAGCTGTATCTGCGCCTGTGCCACCGTTAGCCAACTTAAGCATTTTCTTAGTTGGATCAGTAAATAATGCGTCAATAGCGTCTAGCGCGCTATGATACTTAGGACCCCATGTATCAGTAGAAGCACCTACTTCAGGTTTAACAAGACCAAGTACTGTAGTTGTACTATCAGCCATCTATATCTCCTATTTCCTATACACAAGCGGGCCAGCTCCAATCATAGCAGCAATCAATAGGTAAGCCCATTCTATTGATGCCATGGGAGCTGGCCACACTGCCCCCGTTATAATGGTAAAAGCTGGAACACCCAACTGATACCAGACCAATACAAACAATTGAATAAACAATACTATAGCATATGCACGCTGCAGAACTTTAGAAGATCTAATGGTTGACTGTACACTTTCAGTAAGCTTTACAGAAGCCTCAGCCCATGCTTGTTCTGCTTTAGCTTCTGCTTCTTTTGAAGCAATTTTAACTCTACTTTCAAACTCCGCTTCACTAGTCTTACCAGCTGTATAATCTTTCCAAGCTTCTAGTATCTTGCCTGTAATATCGCCAGTAAGTATGCTTATGATAGTACTAATCATTTGGGTTCTTGATCAATAAGTCGTCCAATAAGCCCAGCAACTGCAAGCCCAGCTAGCACCCAAGTTCCCCAACCTGCAGGAATAAAGGCTTTAGCATCTGCAGGCATTGCTGCCCAAACAGTAGGAAGTGCTACAATAAGAGCTAACGACTGTACTGAAAACCAACGCCAAGCTTGCTTCCAATTCTCAACTAAGCGCATATTAATTTCCCCCTTGAGTAAGCCAAGTACCAAAAGCTGCAAATGCTACAAGAATAATACCAATAATCCAAGCCGCTATACTCTTTTCTACATTCTTAGGCAAAGGAGCAGGTATAGAAGGCACATCCGGTACAATAGGAACAAGATTAATGGTTGCCAAGGCTTTTTCAAAAGTTTCAGCGTAAGAGGCAATAAGCGCTGCTTTATCAGTGCCATTTACAATCTTACGCATCTCAATATAAGTCGTACAATCAGAAAGCTTTTTACCAGTAAACCAGCCTTCAGTCATACCTATGATAAGAATATCAGATGCAATAAGTGGTTGCATAGCCGTGTCAGGATTATTAACCAGATCAACACTAGGGCTAATAATACCCAGTTGCTTGAGCCGTTTATTAGCTTTGTCATAGTTATCTTTCCAGGTCAACTGCACGTAACCGCGACCGTAGTAAGTTTGTCCAGTTACAGGATCAGGCACTCCATACTTTTTACCCTTGCCTTTGTCATATTCAGCAATTGGCTGCATAGTCTTTGCAGTTTCATGCCAAGCAGTAGCAAGAATATAAGCACTATGCTTAATAGAAAGCTTAGACATTCTAGAAACTAGAAGCTCAATACCTTCAACTTGAGTCTGAGACAATGAGCCCAAATCCTTGCGTACAATATCAAAAAATTGTTTCATTTTTCAGGTACATCCAAATAAAATGGGGCATCAGGAATATCAGTATCTTCTTCTATACCTTCAGGGCAGTATCGTGTTGCCACTGCTCTATACACGTAAGGTCCAGTCTTAAAAGGAGCTAACCCATTATCTGCTTGTGCAGGAATTGTAATCTTTACTCTAGTTTCCACAGGATGCTGAGTAGGCTTTACATAACCTCCAGCAACAGGTGAATATCTTACAGGCACATAATTATCATCACTTGAAATAATAAAACCACGCAAATCGCTTGGACATTGCTTATTGACAGTTAAATAATACTCAATTTCAAGTACTTCTCCAGGTTTTACAGCTTTATTTACAACATTTACACTGTGCCAATCAATAGCACGTTGAGACTTGTTATAAATACGTGTAGTAGTTTCAATAAAAGGCAACAGAGTAAAAAAGGCAATTATTGCTAAAAAAGCAGGCACCAATTGTTTTTGAATAAAAGTCTTCATTTTATGTCTTTTATCCAATCTACTAGCATCCCTGATAAAGCAATATAACTACCTGCAATAACTCCACACCAAATTAAAAAACTACGCAGCATACTACCTGCCGCGCCAAGGTTTTCAAGGGCTTCCCAAAACTTGACCATTTTGTCAATAGTTTCAAAATCGCCATGGTCATACATTTGTTTTATTTTAGCTACACCTGGGTGATCATCAAAATTTTGCTCATTCATGCGTACCAACCATCGCCCCAAAGGGTTAGCAATCTCTTAAAATAATCTTCGTATCTTGCACCAATAAAATCAAGACTATAACTAGAAACAGCATGTTTTCTAATTGCGTAATAATCAAGCTTATCTGCATGCATAGCAGCTTCAATAAACTCACGCATCATACGGCAACGATAACCATTAAATCCATTTACAACAGTTTCAGTAAACACACCCCAGTCAGTAGTGATTACAGGTGTGCCACATGCCATAGCTTCTACATGCACATTAGCAAAAGGCTCAACGTAAAGAGTAGGCACAAACACTGCTTTAGCACGGCTCATTAAAAGGCCACGCTCTTCAGGTCCAACCACACCCCTATAATCTACTCCTTCAGGTGCTTTGCCTTGGCCACATATAATAAGCTTTTTATCAAGTACTTTACAAGTATCAACTGCAATGCTATAACCTTTACGATCCACAAGACGTCCGACGTAAAGGTAATAATCATCCTTTTCAGCTGAAAATGGGAACATTTCTGGATCCAGATAACCTGGAATTACTTCATCCCACCAATGACCATCTGACCTATGTGGATCACCACCAGACTGTGCTCCATACACCATGTGCATCCAAGCATAGCTCTCAAAGACACGGTACTTAGAAAAGACTCCGCCATAGCCTATTCCAAATTCAACAGTTATCATATGCGGCATAGCATCAGCAATAGGTTTTTGTGCTAAGCCACCAATTACGCAAATAAAGTCTTCTTTCTGGGCCCTAACCTTTATAGCCTCAGCAGCTTTAGCATTAGCTTTCTGCCAAAATGGCATAGTCCAATCAAATGGAGCCTCAGTAAAATGCTTAGTTCCCACGTGCGCTTTACGCTCGGCTTCACTAACCACAGTAATGTGTTCATCACACATAGCCTCATTAGTTTCTCCAGCATATAAAAACACAGTATGGCCGCGTTCTTTCATCATACGGCAAAAATTGATCACTTTGGCAGTGTAAGCACATGCCAAATATTCTTTGGTTGTGTTAGTGTGCGGAAGTGCGCAGACGTGAAAACGCATATTAATCCTTTAATTTCTAGCCTTGAGGCGCATCAAGTTCAATAAGCTTAGATACTGTATAAGAAGCAGCATTAAGCTCATTAGCAAGCTCATCTCGTTGCCTTTGAAGGGTAGAAATTTGCGCATCTAGTGATATAATGCCAGCTTGCAATGAAGTCACTGAAGAAAGCATTCTACCACGAAGCATATCAAGTTCTTCAGGCGTAATACCAAGTTCAGTCATTGTCTGCAAAAGGAGAGGCTTAAGCTGCATAATATATTCCTTTACCAAACAGCAATTGACATGCCCCAACCACCAGAGGTGCCTGAAGCTGTTACAGTTACAGAACCCGTAGTTGAACCATTTGCACCAGCTCCACCAGCGGAAGTACCTGAGCTAAGTTCATAATTTTCAGTAACATTAGATGTCCAATTAATTACAGAGGATGCTGAACTAATAGCGCCAACAATATAAACACCACCTGCAGGTACAGTAACAGTACGTGAAACAGATGTGGCACCACTAGCAATATTTGTAGTAGAGAAATCAGAGGGAGTTGACGAAGTAGTACCTAAAAGAATAGTGTATACACCAATAACAGCACGTGTAGTACTGCCACCAGTAGAAGCTACAACATTAGCAGTAGTGCCACTAGTGCTGAGCAAATAAAATATATAATTTTTATTATTACCAGTAGGTGTGGTTACTAGTGTCATAGCTACACCACCAAGGGTACAGCCTGATATATTAGTACTGTTAGTATTACCAACTATTACAACAACAAGTCTATCAGCAGAAGCTGTGCCTAGTGCAGCACCAGTTATAGTAAATGAAGTAGCTGCAGTTGTAAAAGCTTGTGAAGTTCTATAAGTAAGCGTACGTGCTGCAGCACTCTTTTTAGCAATAAGTCCCAAAGTAAAGGGCATAGCCAGCACCGCCTTGTATAACGTCAATTCTATCATTTGTTGCATGAACACTATTATTAATTGTAGCAGTGATAGCAGCCTTATGCTTAGTAAGCTCTATATTAGCCGGCTTAATAATAGCAGGCTTAGGAGGAATATAAAGCTTAGGGCTAGGAACAAGAAGTTCAGCCACTAAGCTAGCTGCTATCAGAGACTTCATCATGTAGTGATGTCTCCAATAAGGAATACTTCTGAGGCAGACTTAAACCACAAAGTTGCACCAGCATACTGGCCTGTAATCTTTAGCCTAGAGCCAAAAGAACGAATAGTCACACCAGCACCAGCCGCAATAGTAACCTGGCCTGCACCGCCTTGTATAACGTCAATTCTATCATTTGTTGCATGAACACTATTATTAATTGTAGCAGTGATAGCAGCAGCGTTAGTCAAAGTAACTGCTTTACCAGCATCACTAGCCAAAAACGTATATGATGTACCAGTTTGAGCATTTTCAGGGATAGTATTAGAAGCAGTACCTGTGGCCCCTGTGGCCCCTGTGGCCCCTGTGACACCCGTTGCACCAGCTGCACCTGCCGTACCGCTTGGCCCAGTTGCACCAGTTACACCAGTAACGCCTGCTCCTGTAGGGCCAGTTGCACCTGTAACACCATTAGTACCAGTGGGGCCTGTTGGACCAGTGGCGCCAGCCACGCCATTAGTTCCAGCCGTACCAGTAGGACCAGTGGGGCCTGTTGCGCCTGTAACTCCAACACCAGTAGGACCAGTTGCACCAGTTACACCAGTAACGCCTGCACCAGTAACACCTGTAACACCTGTGACACCAGTCACACCTGTGACGCCAGCCCCTGTGACGCCAGTTACACCTTTAACACCAGTTGGTCCAGTAGGTCCAGTTGGGCCTGTTGCGCCAGTTACTCCAACAGTACCTGCTGTACCAGTGGGACCAGTAGCACCAGTTACACCAGTAGTACCTTTTGCTACCCAAACATCCCACTTAGGATCTACACCTGGAGTAGCATTTGTATTAGAAGCATTGGCAATATATGAAGAGCCATTATATTCAACGCCATCATTTGCAACATATGCAGTAGCTGAATTCCAAGTACCTTTCCAAGATACACCTGCACCGGCTGCGCCCGAAGGACCAGTTGCACCTGTTACGCCAGTAGGGCCAGTGGCACCTGTTACGCCCGTGGCACCAATAGCTACTGCAGAGCCTGGAACACCAGAAGGACCAGTAGGCCCCGTTGGTCCTGTAGCACCAGTTACACCAGTTACTCCAATGCCAGTAGCACCAGTTACTCCAATACCAGTTGGACCAGTGGCCCCTGTGACACCTGTAACGCCAGCTGGGCCAGTGGCTCCAGTAGTACCTGCACCAGTAGCACCAGTTACACCAGCTACACCTACAGCACCTGAAGGACCAGTGGGCCCCGTTGGGCCAGTGGCGCCAGTCTCACCAGCATCGCCAGCAGGACCAGTAACACCAGTGGGACCAGTAACACCAGTGGGACCAGTTGCGCCAGCATCACCTACGCCAGAAGGGCCAGTAGCCCCTGTTACGCCCGTGGCACCAGTTGCACCAGTTGGTCCTTCTGCACCTAGTGGTCCTTGGCCTACAATTTCAAGTGTTTCAGGAGCTTCTTCCGTAAGTACTACAAGTACGTACGGTTCAGTTTCCTGGATGATTTCAATGATACCTGTCATCGAGTGACCTCAGGATTAATAGTGACGTCACCCTCAACCAGTCGCTTTACAACACCACTAGAGGACTCAATTTCAAGATCATAAGCACCAATTTTGGAGTTAATGCTAGCAGTTTCAGTAGCTGAAGCAGTAATGTCAATAGTACCAGCAGAGCCACCCAATACAATAGCTCCGTTTTCAGTGTTGAGATCAAGTAGTGTATCTGAGCTATTAACATTTTTACGAACCTGCATACGCGCTGTATAACCAGTAAGATTTACGGGTGTACCTTCCGAATCCTTATAAATCAAATTATAAGTAAACGTTGCACCCTGTTCAATAATAATATTACGGCGCGCTGCTGTCATATTAATAAACCTTTACTTCACGCTTAAGTGGCGTAGAGCCTTTGTTGGCCCTATCAGCAGTCACATTAATAGCGTCCCTAATGTTGTTATAAAAAGTAGTCCATGTACCAAGACGCTCATCTTCAACAATAAACGGAGTAGCTTCTAAAAGAGCCGCATACAAAAGCGCATCAGGATGGCGCTTTGAAAATACATTTTCGTCGATTTCATCACTGAGCGCAGGCACTTTAACGTAGTAATCAATATCAATAACATCATCAACAGCAGGCGTAGGCCAAATCATAAGGTTCATTGCACTTACGCAATATACCCTAGGAATAGAGCTAGTATTATTAATCAGCTCTGCTTTATATTCATTAAGGGCAACAGCAACCAAAGGTAGCTGACCACGAATAGTAACTAACCTCATACGATTATAATCGTTGAATTCGTATGCAAGTTCAATAGGTGCAGAAGCATCTTCAACAGTAAAGGGATAGCTGCTTTCCATCCACTGGCTATTCAAATCACGATTGAGTCGTTCATTTGCGCTGTCTAAACAAAATCCAAAGACATCGTCGTCAAGATCCGGCACATCTAGCCATTTCTTAACGCGCTCAATCCATTCGCTATAGCTAGTGGGCCAACCCATCAGAGTGCCTTATCAACAGTTCTAAATTTATTCATTTCATTTAGTGCCTGCTTAACGTACTTTTCGTTACCAGGCGCCATAAGATCAATACCCTTTTCAACGAGCCACTGGTGCACGATGATCATGGGTATTGATCCTATTTTACGAAAGTTCCCTGAAGGGCTAAATCCATTACGAGAATTATTCTTGAACTGAGTAACCTCATCAATTACAGGTTCAACATCTTCCGTAATACGGATAATCATCCGCTCGGATCTAAGCCCATCAAAGAAGATTTCTTCTTTCACTTGAACATTCCAGACTTAGAAGATTTACCAGGCTTACCAGTCTTCATGGTCTTTGTAGACTTAGAAGACTTTGTTGACTTAGAAGGCGCACACTTCTTCATTTTGCAGGTTCCTTTGCTGCAGGTGCTGGAGCCTTTGCAGGTTCAACAGTCTTAGACCAGGGAGGCACAACGTCTTCTTCAACAATTTCAATCTCACCCATGCCAGCAAGCGTGTCAGCTTTAGCAGAGTCAAGAATATAATGATCACCAGGTGCAACAAAAACAGAGTTATAAGGGTCAAGACGACGACGTCCAATCGGCGTTACCTTACAAAAAGAAATCGGGGGTTTCTTAGCCATTGTATCCTCTTAAGTTACCCCGAGGGATTATTCCCCCGGGGCATATTGCTAAGATTAGCCGTTGGTGTCGCGGACGACAGCCATAGCCTTTTCGTTTCCAACTTCAAGCGTATACTCAGACTGGATCAGACGATTTTCAGTATGACCAGTACGAGCAAGCTCAAGCTGACGCGTGGGCTGAAGCTCGGCAATCTTAATAAATTCCGGATCGAGAATAAACACATCACGCGCCGGATTGAAGCGGTTCGGGATCACCTGAACCTGTCCAAAATCACTCTCATACACGTCAATAGAGCGAGTGATCTTTTTGTCGTTAGCGTCCTTGTACTTGGTAGCATTGCCAGTAAAGTCGCTAATGGTCTTCTTGTTGGTGGGGGAGCACATAACGTACTTCGGGTCACCACCTTCGGTCCACACCGCCTGAATGGCGTTACCAAGCATGGTCTCATCAAAGTTACGCAGTGTGCCGTTACCAGCTGCAGCATTGGGATACCCCGTAGTGGTTCCAGACAGAGTCGGAGACGTACCAGAAGTACCAAGCTGATCGTTGGTCAGCGAGAAGGCAGAAAGACCCGCAGCCTTACGAGTCGTTGCACCAGTGGCTGCACCAGGATCCGCAGCGACGTTGGCAAGGAGCATGGTTTCCTTGTCACGCTTCAGTTCCTTGAGCTTGTAAGCAATCTGCTTAGAAAGCTTTTCCACCTTAGCAGCACCGTCCACACGCTGCGAGGTATCAGTCACCTTGACCACCTTGTCAGAGATCTGGGTGTAGTTACCACGACGCAGAGCAAGAACGGGAGCATCCACAGACGGAGCATCCTCGCCTTCAGGCACACGGTTAGAGCTATCAACCGAGCCAAGCTCAACAATGGGCCACTCATGATACTTGTTGCTAGCCGTAGTACGACCAGCAATGCGGCTCATGAAAGGCGTTTCAACCGGAGAGATCATGTTCTCAGCATCAGACAGATCCTCGCGGATAGTGATGCTGTCATAGGTCTCTAGGGCGTTAGCGGCAACTGCATGCATGACCATAGCCTGCCACGACAGCGCCAAGTTCTTAATACGGAACATTAGCAATTCTCCAATTTGGGTTTTTAAAGTTCACATTATTGTGAAGCACTATTGCCCTAGAACTGAAGTCTGTCGTGGCGGCTTCGGTAGACTATGTCATTGGCTTAGCGGCTAATGCCCCGTCCTAGACATAAAACGCAATTTACCTACGTACAAGAAGCGTAGCTGCAACATCTTCAGCTTTACCTGAAGAGCGAGCACGCTTAATAAGCGCATCCTTGAGTTTCTTAGCACTATTCACAGGCTTAGCACTAGAAGCACCCGGCCTAAGAAGCGCTGTAGCAGGTGCAGTTCTTTTCTGCGTCTTTCCCTGCTTACTAATCATTTCCTGATATTTCATAGCATCATTAAGCACCAGAAGAGCACGATGATCAAGTACACCACCCACTTCATCTGGAGCATAACCATAAGTAGAGGCTGCTTTAGTAAGCTTAGCAAACGTAGCCTGAGCATTTTCAGGGTTAGCAAGGTCAGGAAGTTTAGATACTAGCTGCTTAGCCTGGTCAGCTGTATACTGTTCCTGAGCAAGGCGCTCAAGACGTTCCTGCTCAGCACGAATACGCGCAGACTCTTTTTGCACAGCTTCACGCCGTACCTGAGCCTCACGCTGGCGATCCCGTTCAAGTAGATACTTGGGAAGGTTAGTGCGCTTCAGTTCTTCCCAATCAACTTCAGGTTCAGCAAGCTTTTGAACAATTTCGTCAAGATGCTTAAGACGGTTGCTTTCTTCTTGAAGTGCAGAATAAAGATGCCTACCTACTTCAAGAGTCTTGTTGCGAATTTCAGAAGCTTCCTGAAGACGCTTTTCAATGGCACCATTGCCAGAATAGTTAGCCTTCAGATCTTTAAGCTTTACTTTCTTTTCTTCGCCATCAACGACTACTTCAACTTCAAGTTCGTCAACGTCTATGTCATCTTCATTTTCGGTTTCTGTATCTTCTTCAGCTTCCTCTGAAGCTGTGTCATCTTCTTTGACTTCGTCGACTGATTGATCAGGTTCTTCAGCTTCGGTGGTTTCATCAGCTGTTTCTCCTTTGGGTGCAGTCTTTTTAACCGGTTCCTTTTCCGGTTCTTTCTCATTAACAAGCAACGAAGCCGCAACATCATCAAGCGTCATGTTGTCAATATCAACATCCTGATCAGACATTAGTCACATTCCTGTATTTGTTTGCCATAGTGACAAGTTCACCAATAAGTCTATCTAAAGCTTTAGCCTCGCTAAACAATCTATCGCGAGCCTCTTCTTGTTCAGTTTCAAGCATTTTATCTGCAATAGCCCGTTTCATATTTTGGGTCATAATATTAAAGAGCTTATTGTCTACAATATCCCTAATTATTTTTAAATTTGCAAGTTCAACGTCATCCATTTATAGGCGGAGCCTCTCTATCAGCATTGACCTTTGCTTCGGTCTTTGCAATTGCTTCTTTTTCAAGTTCAACTTTTTTACTATCAACAGCAAATGTCATATCTGCTTTGTCACGTTCACGATCATCACGAAGATAAATGTCTGTAAGCTTTGTACGATTGTCGGCAACAAGACGCATAATTTCAGTTTTCAGGCGTTCCATTTCAGCAGCATTGCGTTGCTGCATTTCTTGGATCTTAGCCTGATAATTAGCTTCAATCTTTTTATTTTCTACTTTAACAAGATCAAGCATTGCATCCTGCTGCATTTGCTGAGCAGCTTGCTTTTCTTTATCTGCAGCTGCTGCCGCTTCCTGTTGTTGCTTATCCAGTTCAGCCAACTTTTCAGGAGGCACATACGGGAAGTACTTATTAAAGTCATGAATACCTGCAAGTCGCATGGATGACTTAAGCGTATCACGAGCATTATTCCAATTACAGATAGGATTACCTGTACCAAATCTTTCAATCAGCATCTGCTGTATAGGCAAAATGGACTTAAGAGCCATCTGCTTTTCATCCACACGACCAGAGCCCAATCCAAAATTAACACGCACACTCATAAAGGTATGCCATTCGCTGGGATCTACAGTCTTGAAGCCCTCAGGTGTTTTAATGCTCTGCTTTTCGCCAGCCTCATAAATAGCAGTACGCAATATGCAGTTAAACAATGCCTTAACACCTGTCTCACCAATATTACGTGCCATCATTTCTATACGAGCATCCGCAGCACTAATAGCAGCAGCAGCAGCAATCTTTGTAGTGGATTGAAGAGCATCCGCATCCACGCCCTGTGAAAGCTTGACAATACCAGAACGAGCTTCTGCCACTTCATTGAGATGCTGCAAAACTGGAAGGGACTGAGTTGCTACTGGAGGTGTAACAAGCTCTTCAATTGCACCCATTTCACGGGCACGAATGATAGCGCCAATCTCACCGTTCTTAACATCATCAAGATTTACTTTGGATTCGTTGATAACAGTACGCGGAGAGTTAACCAGCGCAGTGTTATCAATAATAGAACGCAGCATTGCTGTCTGTGCGTCTTGATCCTGAACTAGATCTTCAGCCAAACAAATAGGGTAAAACACATGAGGCTGCAATTCAGCTGAGAAGGAAGCAAATGGCGCGTAATTAACGGGCTCATTACTCATGAGCTTGTAATTTTCGCCTACTAGCTGCAGTTTACGAAGCTCAGCAATGCCGTCCCCGTCAGCATCAATACGAAGATAAGCTTCCGTATACAGAATTTGTCTGGATGAAGGGTCAGTTACGGTGTCAGCACCATCTTCTTTATCAGTATAAAAACCTTTACGTTCACCATCTTCAGTATTCAGATCACTACTAGACGGAATTTCTAGCAGTTCATGGTATGGAAGGCCAATTTCAACAAGATCTGAGATGCTACGCTGTTCTTGATGTGCACACAAGCGTGCTTCATCAACAGTAACAGCATTGCGATCAATCAAAAACGATTCAGGAGCAAGAGGTTTAAGCTCCCAAATACGCACAGTCCGCTTCAAAGTCTGGACAATCTCGTCGCTAGACTCTTCAGTGGTCTCACCAAGAGGCACTACACCTTCAGGAAGTTCAGATTTTTTATAAATCTTGTGCGAAACAAGCTGTTTATTTTGAACTGTAACCTTTATAATACCAACACGTGCTTTCAAAGCGTCAGTAGACGATTCAATTAGCGCACGATAACCACCAAATTTGTGATAAACATTGTTACAGTACTTAGTAGCATCCATGCAAATCTGCTGATCTTCCTCATCATCAGAGAAAAATTCAGCAATTTCGTCAGTCTGCGTAAAGATACGAGCAAGTGAAGGGACAACTGACTTAACCGCGTCACGAACCTTGGTAACAATAATCTGTGAGCGGCCTGGTGTATGCTTTAGTCTAGTTTTACCCTGGTAATAATTGTCAGCAAGCTCACGCGGACCCTGGATCTCAGTGTCACGGAAGTCTACGGCATCATCAATAGCAAAACGTGCTACCTTCTCAATCTCTTCGAGAGATAAAGGCTTAGGCTTCTGAAGATCGTCGTCTTCTTTTTCAGTTTCTTTAGCTTTAGCTGCAGAATTAAATATCATATGTATGTCCCAGCTGAAGCTCTAGATACAGGTTTAGACCAGTCGGAGCGCTTAAGAACCTTAAGTCCAATTTCATCAATGCCCATAACCCCGGTCCTATAGGAGTCAGCCGCATGTGAAGCCCAATCATGCACAGGCTTTGACGAAAGAACACGAAGCTTTTCTTTATAGTCAGAACGATACATACGCAAAGCGTTAAGCCCTGCCTTAGTGCCCTCTTCATCAAAGAATGACCGCGCCAGTACCATACGCGTAGCATTAATACCGTCTTCAATGCTATGTCGTGGCACAATAACAGTGGTCAGACCACGCTCTTCCATATACTGCTGACGGGATTTACCCGTCTGAAGTTCGCGCGCCGCCGCGTCGTGAGGCAATAGATGCATGTCAATCTTATAAGGCCTAGATTTAACATTCTCAATGTAGTGATCGAGGCCCATGCCTGTATTTTCATAGTAATACAACCAATGCCATTCGTCATTAATAAGCTGAAAGTCCCAGCGCGACATAGCATCAGCAATGCCTAAGTCCCAGGCACTATAGACATCAGCCGCAGGATCATGCAGCACACGACGAATACGTCCAGCCGTGGCAGCCTTCATCAGATCTTTAAGGTAATAGGCACCTTCAAATGAAGCCGAGAAGTCACACTCATATTCACGAGCATACTTAGCCTCACCCATAAGCGAAAAGCTATCATTCAATTCTTTGGGAGAAAGAATACCCGTGTCAGAGGCACGAAGCATAAGGGCAAACCACTCGTCTGGGTGCTCACGAGCGTATTGCCACAGGTCATAAAAAGCGTCCTGTCCTTTGGGTGTGCCGAGGAATATTGCCTTTCCCTGCCGGTCAGACAACGCAGGACGGAGAACATCAGTCCAGATTGTGGGGGACATAGACGCAAATTCGTCAACCACTACCACATCAGCGTAAAGACCACGCATACGATCTGGATTTTCAGCACCAAAAAGCTTTATTCTGGCACCTGTTGGGAAGTCTGCACGAAGCTCTGATTCGTAATAAGACATACCAGGTATAGACCTAGTAAACTCTTTCAAATACGTCCAGGCAATATCCTTAGCTTGAGAAAAGGTAGGCGCCACGTAAAACCCACGTGGATTGGGCTTCGTGCAGGTCAGAACTTCTTTGATTGTTTCATTGATTGCAGCCAACGTTTTACCGGCGCGCCTGTGGCACACCAGAATCTTAAAGCGCTTATCAGAAGCATGGAACTGCTTAAAATAAGGCCGCGGATTATAGGTAAGTTTAATCTGCAAGTTTGCCGCCGTCCCGAGTAAAGTAGCTCCTGCCGAGCTATAAAATTAAACTAGTTCCCAATCATCTGCAAGAATATCAGTCTGAGAAGCTACCCAAGGCACAATGCTACCATCCGCAGTCTTCATATCAATGTGACTACGATAGTTAACAATTGCACCTTCCCCAAGAATAGAAAGCAAAGGTTCACGATTAACTTCAAAAGTTGAACCATTGACAAGGAATACGAACATACCTTTGCCATTCCAACCGGTGCGAGCTACACGGCCTTTAGTCTTAATAATTTCTAGGGCTTCGCTAAATGTCATCTTAGTCTTTCACTGTAGTTGCAATAGCATCGTAGATCAAAGGGTTAGACTTCTCGTAGATTGTTTCTTGGGACTCGTTGCCCCATTCAACAGTGATCTTGGAAGGCATATTCTTATCACCAGGCTTGTCCATAAGGCCTAGGATCTTGGCTTTAGCAACTGTCGCAGCTACTGCCGCTCCAGCATTCTCAGTATCATATGCATAGGCCCGATCTTCATCGAGCTGTGAAATAATAATCTCGCGCTGATGAAACAACTGATTACGCAAAGTATCTAGATTACGTTCAAGTTCAGCCTGGACAAAGGGGTCCTGGAGCAATTTAAGGCCTAGTGCCTTATTCGGTCTATCATACCCAGCCTGTCGTAAAGCGCGAACAATAGGGACACCCATGCTGAAGGTAGCCGCAAAGATACGCATACGGGCAACATCTTCAGCCTCCATTCTTTCCACATCAGTCAAGGGTAGAACTTTTAGCATACTTACATGATACCCCATTTTGAAGGGTATGTAAATGTGACAATACGCCACACCACCTTCGCCTCAATTTTGCCCTATTGTTATATTATATTATAATTCTTAATGGAGATCACTATGTTGAAATATATTGCGCTTAAAGAGAAGGCTTCGCGTTGGAATCAAAGACAGCTTAAAAGGGGTTATAGGTCTTTACATGAGTCTGATTTAATTGATTATATAGCACAGCTTTTGGTTACTAGGCTTAAATATGAATATTTTCCAGGTTCTCAAGGATGTAAGGGTTCGTACTTAAGTATTGACCATATAGTGAATAGGCAAGCTATTATGAGCCCTAAGTATTGGAACTATCTTACAGACACTGAAAAGCTAGAATGGTTGGAGTTTTTAAATGAGTGGCGGGATATATGTCAACTAGGTAATGGTCGCATTTGGATAGCTTCTGGGCTACAGTGCAAAGCTAACTTAGAAGTGATTCCTAAAAGGGGTAATGCTAAGAAGAGCAATCTTTTATCTATGCCCTTGTTTCTAGGACTTAGTATCTAGGAGTTCCCCAACTGATATTAATTTGCGAGGGTCATATGAGGGAGGGTGGGCGGGGGCGGGGGTGGGGGCCTTGGGTAAGATCTTTATATAAGATTATTATATAAGATAATTATATAAGATAATTATATAAGATCTTTATATAAGATTATTATATAAGATAATTATATATGAATGAGCCATGATCCTAGGACATAGGTGCTATGATCTAATATCATATCGTTCCGCCGCATTTCTGCCACAATCACAGTGCATATTAAAAAAATCAGAGCAATGAAGCACTGATACAAAAGAGAGAAACAAAATGCATATACTAAATTCATATAAAATAGACTCAATTATTGAGTCTAACAATCCAAACGTAAATGGATTACTGAAAGCAGCTGAAGATCTTACTAAAAATAGTTACGATGTATTTACTGGTGAAGAACTTATAAATCATGCTATAAAACATAATCTATTTAAACGAATAGGTGATTGGGCTGACTTTGTTTTATGGGCTTACTACTATCCACATTTAATAAATCACGGACTAATCTATATAAAGATTGAAGAATAAGATCTTACTAAAGATCTAGGTCAAGAAATTGGCCTAGATTTTTTTATTTTCCATTGGGCCTCGGCCGAGGTCATTTGTTTAGGCTTTACGCGTCATGCGAAATTGACATACCTCATATGCCAATTAGACAGTTTACAAGAAATGAAATAGGTGCTAATATACTTATATTGACAATCACTGGTGAATGTCAATAAAACATAGGGACACTACAATGGCTAAGATGATGAAGCTCTACAGGCTCAACCTTAAAGCAGCTCGGACTCTCAACATTGCTCATTTCAATCCCACTTGCAAGGCCATTCTTAAGGCCATGTATCGGATTGAAAAGTCAGCCGACAGCGAAGCCTTTAAAGGAACCACTGGCGAAGACATCCTCAAGTACGCTGTTGAGTGTGGGCTTTGGACCACGCGACAGGAACCCAGCAAATATCATACTACATGGGCTTATTACGTGAAGAAGCTTAAGGAAGAAGCTGGGATCATTGAAGTAGGTTCTGTTCGTGGCATGTCTGCAGAAGAGTATCTTGGTTCTGAGGAAGATGACGAAGAGCATCTCGACGAAGAGCCCAGCAACGAGGACATGGAATGGTCTGACGATGATCGTGCAGTAGCTAAGGCAGAGGATGACCATCAGGCTGCTATGGAGGACGCAGCTTAAATCATTAATCTAGGGCCCAGGGAATAGTCTCTGGGTCCTTTTCTTTTTAGGAGAGTTACTATGTCCTTTGTTCAAATCACTTACAGTTCTATTGACCACTATCAAGAAAGCCAGAATTTTCATACTCTTAAAGAAGCACAGGAGTATGCTTGGGCCTGGATCGGTGAAGCACCAACGATAGGGCACGGCTATGCAATCTCAAACGATGGTATAGGTAAGATAGTTGCTAGAGGTTGCCATTTAAAAGAGTTATTTCCTAAAGGGATCTAGCTTCTAGTTTATATTACAATTAAGGCTTCAGGATAAAACCTGAGGCCTTTTTTATTTACACATAGAGCCTAGGACCTAGGACCTAGTTTAGATCATACGCAGGCCCTGGGATCTAGTATAACTGATAAAGATAACTAGTTAGTATTAGTAGAGAAACACGCTAAACTTTTGGACGTTTTTTACACATTAGTTTAGCTCCAGTTTTTCCGCAGTTATTCCTTAAGTGCTTGATATTGTTGGATAATTTTATTTTATAACTGATATAACTAATATATATAATAATAAATAAAAACGTAAATAATAATGATATTTTTATATATAAAGGAAATTTTGGCCCCCAGTTGCCAGTTCACTAGTTATCGGAAATTTTTACTACTTTAAGTAGTAATAAGAAAAGGACCCAGGTTACAGAGCCTAGGTCCTAAAAGTTGCTACATTAGAGCCAATAAATTAGAAACAATGGCGACAGTTAAATCACACTATCCCTTTTAGCAAGGGTAATGATATTAGTGTCATCGTCTTGTTCAAATTGAGACACTGGTGAAGTCCAATTTAATTTCAAGCCCATTATCTCTTCAAGCTTTGCTCTTCCTTCAGCAATAGGAGGGAGAACATAGGCCTTACCAACATGGTTAATCATATTGCCAGATTGGTCCTTATATGATAGCATATAAGATTTGCTATCTATGCCATTGGCTGCAAGGGCCATAAAGTAACGCTTTAAAATTTTGACTTCTACTGCATCAGCGTGCTTACGACCATAGTGCTTTTCCATGGCTTGACCGAAACGCATTTGGGGCAAACGTACTGGGCCTTTACCAAACATTGACGCTTCAGCTGGATCCATGAAATCACGAATAAACTGTGGCAGTTCCTGGTCATCATACATTTGACGGAATATTTCAATGACCAACGCATTAGCTGTAGCCATTTCCCGCTTAGTCTCTGTGGAAACAACTTCGAGCGGATTAGTGGTGATCTTCGATGTTTTCAGCCATTGCATAAAGCCATTCATAGCTGCAAGCCTTTCGGACTCTTCCATAGGCTGTGCATATGTATGAGCGGGATCAATGATAGTATACAACTTTGTAAAGAAAGGTTTATTCTCCTTCAAAGCTTCGCCTATTGAATAGATAAAAAACCTACGATCCTCAGGAGGTAACGATATAGGCCTTAAACTATTCGAGGTAAACACAAAACGGTGAAAGCTGTTAACTTCAAATGCGGGCTTGCCCTTAGGGTTAACAGAGATCCTAGGTTCTGTGATCCAGGTTTTAAGGAGGTTGTACTCCTTAACGTCTTTGTGGTGATTAATCTCGAACTCATCCCAGCCAATTAACAATGATTTAATCATGACATCATTAAAGGCAGAATTAAGACCACCGCCCAAATAGGCGGCGTTGCTATCACCCAATATAGCTTTCCATATACGGTAAAAGGTGCTTTTACCTGTGCCCTGGCGACCTATTAAAACAATTGCATTACCTGGCTTCACAGCGGGGCGCTGCACTGACAAACGCATTTGATCAATGAGCCAAGTACGAGCACCCTCGTCAGGAATTACTGCTTCCATATATTGATGGAACAAGTCAATGAGTAAAGTATTAACCGCTTCGCCAAAGGCAGGTAAGCCTGTGAACAAGTTAATCTTCTTACCCATATCTGTGCTTATAATTTTGTCAGATACGTCCGGCCTAAAGTCCAGACCAATAAAGGCGGGTTTAGAAGGTTGCGCAGCCCAAGCTAATACTGAACTTACTTTCTTGTCATCTAGCTGAACAAGTTTATTGCGCTCTGCCTTTAAATCCTGGAGACTATTCCAGTGATAATAAGGAAGCACGCGATCATCTATAGGGCGGTTCAATTCTACGTAAAAGATTTTGCCGCCAATATTGAGCATGCTTATTTCAGCATCAAGCTTGGCAATTTCTTCGTCTAGTGTACCAACCTCTGCTATTTCCTCTGTAGCATATGGCTCAAAGGCCTCTAGCATTTCCTCAATTGAATAAGGATTTTCAGGACTGGCGCTTTCATCGGCCAGGTCCCAGCCTTGAGCAACTTCGTGAACGCCTATCTTCTTGTAATCCAGGATAAAGAAGCGTGTGTCTTTATAGCCTGAGCTAAGCTTAGCCAGGATTTCACGCATAGCTTTAGTACCGGATGAGTCATTGTCAGGCCAGAAATAGACTGAAGTCTCTCTGTCCTTTAAAGGCTTCCAATTTGTAAATTTATGAGCACCTGTGCCACCTGACCATGTGGTGATCACAAAACC